TAGTGGTGATTTGATAGTTGGTGATAGTAGTGAGCCGAAGAGCATTGAAGAAATTAGGAGAGCAGGATTTAATATTAAAGGGGCGTACAAAGGTGCTGATAGTGTAAGGTATGGAATTGATTTGTTAAAATCTTTTAAGATACATATAACTAAAAGGAGTATTGAAATGGAAAATGAGTTAAGAAAATATAAATGGAAAGAAGATAGAAATGGAAATATGTTAAATGAACCTATTGACGAGTTGAATCATAGCATTGATAGTTTAAGATATATTGCAATGGAGAAATTAGGGAATAAACAAGAAGTACAGATTTTGAATAGGGAGTTGCTTGGATTGTAAAGGTTGTAAATAGTAAGAGTTGTAATTTGAAATTGTAATTATGTTATAATTTTGGTACGATTATAGTAGGAAAAGAAATAAAACAATTTTATAGTTGGTTGTTTTAATAAATTGTTAATCTAAAAGAATGTTCACAGTTAGTAAAGATACGAGTTTGAATGCCGATTTGATTAAAATGGCTATTGAGGTCAATGAAGATGAAAGAGAAAGGTTTGAGAGATTAGACAGATATTATATTGGCAATCACGATATTCTCCAAAGGACGAAACCTAAGACAGCAAAAAATAATAAAGTTGTTGTTAATCACGCTAGTTATATAGTAGATTTGAATACTGGGTATTTAGTAGGTAATCCTGTTGATTATAAAATTGATGATAAGTTTGATGCAGAAGTAGTTTTAGAACAATACAGAGAACAAGTAATTTCTAATACTGATAATGAGATAGTTAAGAAGTTGGGCATTTTTGGTAGGCAGTATGAATTGGTTTATAATGTAGGAAATGATACTAGAAGTGCTATTGTAGATGATAGAAATTGTATTTGTATTTATGATGATACTGTTGAGCATAATAAATTATTTGCTATTTTGTATCAATTAGGGGAAAGGAAAGGAGAGTATAAAAGCATTAAGGTTTACGATAACAAATTTTTTTATGATTGTGTAGTTGAAGGAAAGACAATAGCAATCGGTGAAGGTATACCACATTTATTTGGGAAAGTACCTGTAATACAGTTTAAGAATAATAGTGAAATGACTGGGGACTTTGAGCAGGTAATAAGTTTAATTGACGCTTATAACACTTTGCAGTCTGACAGAATAAATGATATTGAACAACTGGTTGAAAGTATCTTGGTTGGTTATGGGGTTCAATTAGAAGAAAAGCAGATGCGAGAGTTAATAGAACAAAGAACATTATTTGGTTTACCAATAGACAGCAAACTGGATTATCTAATGAGGCAGTTGGACGAAGGGCAGTTAGACATTTTAAGAAAGACTATTGAGAATGATATTTTTAAGATAGCAAAAGTTCCTAATATGTCGGACGAAAACTTTGCAGGAAATAGTAGTGGTGTTGCTTTGAGTTATAAGTTACTTCCTTTTGAAATGAATACTACTACAAAGGAAAGGTTTGTTGAAGATGGATTAAAGGAAAGATTTGAACTTTATAACAACTATTATGTAGCACTTGGTAAAATGGAGAAAATACCTTTAAGTAAGATAGATGTTTTGTTTAAGAGAAGTTTACCACAAAACCTAGTTGAGTTAAGTCAGATAATAGTTAATCTTCAAGGATTAGTTGATGACGAAACATTGGTTGGTTTACTACCATTTGTTGATGACGCAGGTGCCGTTGTTGAGAAGAATAGAGAAGAAGAAAAGGAAAGGCTTGGAATTGGAAACTTTGGAAGCACAAAGGAGAACACAGGGGAAGAAAATGAGAAGGTAGGATTGGAAGAAGAAGCATTAACAGAATAACTTGATAGGGTTTAGAAATGGCAAAGAGTTTGGCACAGACTGATATGCTGTATCAGAAAAGTTTGATTAAGCAATGGGAAGCAAGGGCTATACAGCGAACAGTTATGTCGGAAATGACTTCTAGGCAGTTAATAAATAGGGTTATCCCAATGTATGAAGAAACTTTAAGAGATATTGAAAGAGAATTGAAGGAGTTATATTTACAAAACTCTAATGGACAGGTTTTAGATGTTGCAAAACTAAGAGAGAAGTTAGTAGGCAATGATAGAAAAAAGGTGTTATTGAAATTGAAGGAAAAAATAACACTTGCTGGTTATGATTACAAGAAGGTTTTGAATAAAGATTTTCTATATAAGTTAGATAGGTTAGAAGCATCTAGACAATATGTATATTGGAGTGTTAAGGATTTGGTTCCTGAAATGACTATATCTGAAAGGGAATACTACTCGGACATAATTAAACAGGCGTATGCTTTAACAAGAGAAGATAATGCTTTAAGAATGATGTATAAAGGAACTGGACTTGGTGGGTTAGGAAACTTTAAGGGATATTCAATTACTGGTGGGTTTAACATAATAAATGAAGATTTGATAAACAAGATATTAGAAGATGATTTTCTGGGTAGTAATTATGAGATTAGAACGAATACTAATATTGGAGAGTTTGCAGGTGAGTTAAGAAATGTTCTGGGAATGAAAGCGATAACAGGAATGTCTATTGATAAGACTTCTAAAATCATACACGAAAGATTTGGGGTAGCAGAGCGAAGTGCTGTTAGATTAATCAGAACGGAAAGTATGCATTTTAGTAATCAGGCAGAGTTGCAGGGATATCAAGATGACGGAATTGAGTATTACAGATATGTGGCTACTTTGGATAATAGAACATCTAAGATTTGTAGGGGAATGAATGGAACGATATGGAAATTAAGTGAAGCAGTTGAAGGATATAATTATCCACCTTTACATAGTAATTGTAGGTCTACAACAGTTGCTATTTTTGCAGATGAGATAAGACCTGAAATGGTTATGAGAAGCAAGTATAAGAGTAGTAAGGATTATACTTATGGGGACATTTTGGAAGAAGTATATAAGGGAAATGAAAGGGCATACAGACTGGGAACTGGTGAAAGTTTGAAGATTGGGAAGAAGTAGGAAATAAGAGATTGAATAAAGACAAGAAATAAAAAACTTGATAAGCTGTTACGATTATGATACTATTATATATAGCAAAGGATTAGTTTTATAGCCTGTGATTTGTTGTAATAATTTACATATTAAAACTGCTTTGCTAAAATAAAACAAAAATAAAAGTCTCAAAACTCGACGGAGGTTAAACGGAAAATAAATTATTATGCTGATATTATGTCAGACAAAAAAATAAACTCGGCAGAAATTGACACATCTAAGGTTTCTGCAATTAAAGAGGGTTCAGATGGTGAAGTTATTACAGAAGAAAAAGGGAAAGATAGTGAGAAACTACTTACCCAAGAGCAATTAGAAGCTGTGCTTAAAGAAAGGTTAGAGCGAGAGCGAAGAAAAATCTTAAAGGAAGCACAGGAGAGAATTGAGAAAGAAAGACAGGAGGCTGAAAGACTTGCTAAGTTGTCGGCAGAAGAAAAAGAAAAAGAGCTGATTAAAAAGACAGAGGACGAGATTAAAGAAAGAGAGCAACAGGTTGCTATAAGGGAAAACCGAATAGAAGCAGTTGAACTATTTCAAAAATCTGGTGTTCCTGTGGAATTAGTCAGTTATGTAATCGATGTTGATAAAGACAAAACTTTGGAGAATGCTGATAGCTTTATTAAAAAGTATAAAGAGAGTGTTTCAAAAACGGTTGCTGAACAATTAAAAGGAGTAGCACCGAAAGACTTAAAGAGCGAAACAAAAGAGCCTGTTAAAGTAGTAACTTCATTTTAATATGTAATTTGAAGTTAATTTATTATTTATAAGGAAATGGCAAAAGAAGACGCATTAAGTATTCTACTTGCTGACGAAAAAACTGCTGACAAGTTAAAAGAGAGTTATGCAGAATTAGTTGATATGATTCAAAAGGGTGCAATATCTGCACAGATTAAGAATACAAACCTTTCTGGCAATCCTGAAAGTGGTTCTGTTGAAGCAAGGAGATTGATGACTGCCGAAAGTCAGGATTATGGAACAGCCAGAAAAGCTGGTGCTGGTGATAAAGTTAAGAATAACGGAGTAACAATTAACCTTGATGTAGATAAAGAAATAGTTGAGGAAGTAGAATGGAAAGATATTCAGTTTTATGGCATTGATGGAATAATTGCAAAAAGACAAGCAAATCATCAAAACGCTATGATAAGAGAACTTGATAGGGCATTTTTCACAGAAGCAGAGAGTGCTGGAAGTGAGGAAACAATTACTTCTACAACAATTGAAGACCAGTTAGAAGAATTGATACAGTCAGTTGAAACTGTTTCTAATGATAATGTAGACGGTGTTGATAGAGAGATGTTAGTATTATCTGTTACACCTGCTGTATACGGAGAAATTAGAAACTATCTTGATAAGGTAACTAACCTTAACGGACAGGATTACAATGTATTTCACGGAGTAAGAGTATTCTCTAATGTAAGACAGACAGAAGATGCTATTTGTATGGCAGTTGGTGCAATTGCACAGCCAGTAGTAGCACAGCCTTATGTTGTAGAACCTATTCCACTTAGTAACGCAGTTGCAATAGAGTTGTTCTATCATTATGGGACAAAAGCAGTTATGCCTGATTTGATTAAGTATGCATCATTAAGTGCTGGAATATCTGCTTAATTGAAAGAGTTGAGCTTGAAGTTAAAATAAAAGATTAAATAAAAAGATTAAAATAAAAGAGCTTAACTTTTTATTAAGTCGGAATGGACGAGGTGATTGGCAAAATTAAAGAATATGTGATTGCTCTGTGTCCTGAACTGGAAGAAGATAGCAATATTGATTTTATAATCTCTGATGTGATTGATAGATTTTTGGCATACACCAATAGACAGCAATTAGTCGCTGGTTATGAAAGATTTCTAACTGGTGATTACTATGATAGTGATTACATAGTTGATGTAACTGGTGAAAGGTTACCGATACTTCCTGTTCCTGTTGAATTAGAAAGAACACTCGCAAGGGTGGTAGTTTCTAGTTATAAGGGGATTAAGGGTTTATTTGCTGATAGCAAAGGAATTAAAAGCATATCGGATAATGGTCAGTCTATTAGTTATGGAGATTATATAGAAAGCTATTTTAACTCAAAGGAAGATGATGACATTTTTGGTAGTGCAAAAACTATTATTGATAGATATAGAATACCAACGATTGTTAGAACGAACTTTACAGAAGGGAATTATAGCAATTTATAAAGAGTAATTTATAAGTCTGAATAAATGGAAATACCTGCAAGTTTTAAGAATAAAATTAAAAGTACATTTTATGATAAGGAGATAACACCTTATAAGAAAACAAGCTCAGTAGACACAGACGGTTTTGCACACGACACTATGTCTACAAAGGGGACTAGTTTCTATGGAAATGTACAGTATGGAAACTTGGCTGAATTGCAAGAACAAGAGGGTATTAAAATTGAAGCTGATTTGTTAATTACAACCGACGCAGTAGTAGAGCTTGGGGATATCTTGAAATATGGAAATGATTATTACCGTGTTAAGAGATTTCTAAAATACGATAGTCATAATTTAATAGCTTGTGATAAATGGTAGGAAAAGTAAAGGTGGTAGCAATTAAAAACTTAGATAAATGTATTGAAAAGTTTGAAAAAGCTGGTGATATAGACTTGAAACCTATTATTAGCAAGTTGACTAGAATTGTTCAAAGGGACGCTAAAATATTAGCACCTGTTGATACTGGAACCCTTATGAATCATATATTTGCTAAGACATTATCTGGTGAAACTGCTTCAAAGGCAGGACTGGGTTCTAATGCAATAGGAGTAGTTTATACGAAAGTTGAGTATGCGATTTATCAGGAATACGGCTGGGCTAGGGACTTAAAAGACGGAAGGCATATTATATATTCTGGAAAACCTTTTATGCGACCAGCACTTAAAAAGAATGAGCAATTGATTGAAAGGTCGGTTGAAAACTATTTGAGCAATAAATTGAAAAGTATAAATAAATGATAGAGCCGAAAACAAGTATTTATAGTTTGTTAAGTACGGTAGGGACTACTTATCAGGCAATGCCTGAGGTGGAAGTTACTTATCCGTGTATTACATTTTCTATTGCTGAGGACAGACCTGAATATACTATGGACGGTGAAATAAGTCATCAAGTGATTATTGTGAATGTAGACTTATGGGCTGAAACAAGTACTGGAACATCTTCTATGTTAGTTGATTTGGTAACTAAAATGTTAAGTGGTGGGTACAGAATGACTGCCTGTTCTGATATACCTGTTGAGAGTGGAAGTCATTTATCTACTACTTTTGAAACGATAGTATAAAAAGTGATAAAATAAATAAAATAAATGAAAGAAATAAAAAAGAAAAGATTTAATTTTAAGTTATTTAATTTTTAATTTATAGGAAAATGGCAACTAAGAGTTTAGGAACAACATTGACAAAGACCAAGAGTGGAAGTGAAACCGAAGATTTGGTAATCGGTGGGTTAACTTCTATTGGTGAAGTCGGAGTTGAAAGCGATGAAATTGATGTAACGACACTAGATTCAACTGGTGGTTACAAAGAGTTTATTGCTGGGTTTAAGGACGCTGGTGAAGTAGCACTTGCTGGGTTCATAAAAGATACTGATAGTTCACAGGCTATGTTTAACTTGGCAACAAGTCAAAGTATTGAGAAATGGACTATTGAGACACCAGACGGTGCAACTTGGGAATTTGATGCTTTTGTAAAATCTTTTAAGGAAGCAGAAGCAACAGTTGACGGTGTCAGAGGTTTTAGTGCAAGTTTAAGAATAAGTGGTGAACCTACTTATACACCTGCTGGTATATCAGTATAAGGAATTAGGGGTAGGTAACTATCCCTGTTCTTTATTAGTTAATTAGTTAGTTAAGTTAATTTGACAAATAAGATTGAAATGGAAAATGAAGAAAAGAAATACAATTTAGAAACAGACTTAGACTTTACGCCTAAGAAAATTGCTAAATTGGAAAAGGAAACTGGAAAGGCGTTTTTAGATTTGCTTTCACAGTTTAGTCTGGAAAATATAAATAAGTTGGTAATGGTTGGATTAGATGTAGACGAAGATACTGCATATGAAGTAATTGGCGAGTATCTAAAAAGTAAAGATGTAACTGAATTGTTTATTTTAATTTTAGAGGAGTTACAAAAGAAAGGTTTTTTACCACGAAACCTGAAACTAGGAGAGTTACAGGGAAACATACAGAAGGAAGTCGAGAAGGTGATGTAAACGAAAGAAATAAAAAGTTTAGTGAATACTGGGAAGAAAACGAAGAAGTGGCTATAAGAGTAGGGCTTAGTTTAGAAGATTACTGGAACATAAGTCCTAAGCAATTTGAAAAGTATATTGATGTGTATATTGAAAAGGAGAAGGAAAGATTAAAAGAAGAAGATTTTATAAGTTTTAATCTTGGGAAATATATAGCTTATGGAGTGAATGAGCCGAAGAAGTACCCGAATAAACCTTTTCTGGAAGATAAAATAAAACTGAAAGCAGAAGAAGTAAATGAAACAAAGGTTATGAGTATTGAAGAAATGAAAGAAGTAATGAGAAAAAACACTTTAATTTTAGGTGGTACTATAAAGAAGAATGGCAAAGCAAACAGTTGAAGAACTTGAAGTCTTAATAACTGCTAATGCAGATAAACTAAAAGCTGAAATACAAAATACCAATTCACAACTATCACTTTTGAGTAATCAGGTAAATGGTGTTAACAAGAGTATTGGAACTAATTTAGTTGGTTCTATTGTTAAAGCGAATATTGTTACAAAGATTTTAGGGGCTACTTTAAGAACGGTTGCTAATATCACAAAAACAGTTGTTAAGAATACTTTTGAATTAGGAAGTCAGTATACAAGATTAAAAACTGCTACGGAAGTTGTTACGAGTAATATGGGGTTAACTACTGAGCAGGTTAAGGAAATGCGAGATGCTTTACAAGATGCTAATACTTATGGAATTGAGGCAGAAAATGTAATTAAGACACTAGCTATGTCAGGGCTTGTTGATATGGCTGGTGCATTAAAGACTATTGATGCTAGAACTGGAAAGACGGTTCAAGGGGTAACGGCTCTTATTTTAACAATGAAAGACTTAGGTGCTACTGCTGGATTAGATAGTGCAGAAGCGATTGATAGGTTGTCAAAGTTTGTAAGAAGGGGTGAAATTGCATTTGCTGATGGAATTATTGAGATAGGGAATATAAATGTTGAGTATCAGGAATATGCTAGGCAGGTTGGAAAGAGTGTTATGCAATTAACACAAGAAGAGAGAGCAAGAGTTAGACTTAATATTGTAATGGAAGAAGGTAGGAAGTCATTAGGTGCTTATGCTTCTACAATGCAGACTTCTGGGAAAGCTGTTTTGAGTGTTGGAAATGTAGTTAAAGACATTTACGGAATGCTAGGGAGTTATTTAGAGCCGATATTTGCAAGTATAACATTATCAGTTTTTAATTTTGTTAGCTCTGTTAGAACGGCTTTAATTAGTAATGCACAGACTTTTCAGGATTGGGCAGTTAAGGTTGCTGGATATGTCGTAGCAGTAGTTAGGGTTATTGGTACTTATTTGACTGCAATACCAGTTATTGGTAAATATTTTGAAGGATTAAGTAAGTTCTCCTTGCAACCTGTCTCTGTAACAATGGGAGCAATTGAAGATAGTACAAAAGGGATTAGTAAGGGAATTGACAAGGCAACAGGAAGTGCTAAAAAACTGAGGAAAGAGTTAGCAAGATTTGATGAAATGACTGTTTTGAAAGGAGAAGAAGAAGCAGGTGGTGGCTTAGGGGGTGTGGTTGGTGGTGTAGAAACTGGAATTGGAAAGATATTTGATTTGGAAGCAATGAATAAACAGATTAGTCAGGTTAATAAAATTGCTGATAGTGTTCAAAGTGATGTACAGAAGAAAGTTGATAATATAGTGAAAATAGTTAGAGTTGCAGTTGTTGCTATTGGTTTACTTATAGGGGTTTTATTGGTTGGAAAGGTTATCGGTGCTATTGGTCAGATTGGTAGTGCATTAAAAATGCTTGGTGGTTTAAGTCCTAAGATGTTGATAATTATAGCGATAATTGCTGTAATTGCGGGTTTGGCGTATGTGATAATTAAAAACTGGGAGCCGATTAGTGCATTCTTTGAAGGGTTGTGGGAAGATGTAAGTAATTGGTTTGTTACTGCTTGGAATAATATTAAGGGTGTTGCAGAAAGTGTTGCAGATTGGTTTGTTGAAAAATATGAAGGAGTAAAGAATTGGATTTCTTTTAAGATATTTGAAGTTCAATACTTATTTATATTTTTGGGGAATGCTATTAGTAATATTTGGGAAATAATTAAAAATACTATTATTGAGAAGTTTACTATTGTAAAAAATTGGATTGGTGGTGCAATAGGTAGTATAAACGGATTTTTTGGTAGTATTTGGAATACGGTTGTAAATGTGTTTACTAATGTAGGCAATTTTATCTGGGATAAAATGAGCTGGGTTGTTAATAAGGTTGGTGATAAAATTGAAGAAATGAAAAATGGTATGAAGAAGTTTTTTGGTGGTGTAGTGGACAGTATTAAGATACCTATTAACTGGATAATTGATAA